CTACAGCCACCACGCCAAAGATCCGGCGTACCTCAAGATGTGCAACGCCTTTGACATCGTCCGCATCCATCGCTTCGGGGATCTGGACGACAAAGCCTCCTATAAGGCCATGTGCGAGTTTGCCATGGGGCAGGACGATGTGAAGATGCTGGCGGCAAGCGAGAGAACAGCCGGTGCGGAGACAGATTTCTCCGGCGGCGAGGATATCGACTGGCAGAAGCATTTGCAGTATGAGCCTCGTTCTATGGCGCTAAAAAACAACCTCCACAACATCACTCTGATCATGGAGAATGACCCGAACCTGAAAGGCATCGTGTTCAATCAGCTGGCAGACGGCTTGGAGATCAAGGGCGAGGTGCCATGGAAACATCCGGCAAGGTTCTGGCGGGATGCGGATGACGCCCAGCTGATCAGTTTTGTGGATTCCCATTATGGCTCGTTTTCAGAACGCAATTACCGTATCGCAGTTACCAAGGTGACGGATGACCGTTCTTATCACCCTATCCGGGAAATGTTCGAGTCCCTGCCGCCCTGGGATAAGGTCAGGCGGGTGGAGACCGTGCTGATCGATTATCTCGGTGCGGAGGACAACCGCTATGTTAGGGCGGTCACCAGGAAGTCGCTGTGTGCGGCGTATATGAGGGTACATTATCCCGGCATTAAGTTTGACAACATGATTGTCTTAAATGGGGCTCAGGGTATTGGCAAAAGCACCCTCATTTCCGCCCTTGGTGGGGAGTGGTTCTCAGACAGCCTTGCCCTTTCTGACATGAACGATAAAACAGCCGCTGAGAAACTGCAGGGGTACTGGATTCTGGAGATCGGGGAGCTTGCGGGCATGAGAAAGGCGGACATCGACAAGGTCAAAGCCTTTATTTCCAGACAGGACGACAAATACCGCGCCAGTTTTGGGCGGAGGGTGACCCCGCACCCAAGGCAGTGCGTGTTCTTCGGCACGACCAACAGCGAGAACGGGTATCTCCGCGACATTACCGGCAACCGCAGGTTCTGGAACGTCAAGGTTACCGGTCAGGGAAAATGCAAGCCCTGGGAGATGACCGCCGAGGTGGTCCAGCAGATATGGGCGGAGGTCGCCGAGATCGCCAGGTCGGGAGAAAAGCTGTATCTTGATGCTGACCTTGAGGCTTACGCCAGGCAGGAACAGCGGGAAGCGATGGAGCAGGACGACCGTGAGGGCATCGTGCGGAATTATCTGGATATGCTTCTCCCGGATGATTGGGACAGCATGGATTATTACAGGCGCAGGGAGTATATCCGCGATATTGATGATCCGACCAGGGCTGAGGGCATTGTAAAGCGCCAGACCGTGAGCAATATCGAGATCTGGTGCGAATGCTTCGGCAAAAGCAAGGAGGAGATGCGTCCCTCCGACTCCTATGCCATATCCGCCATCATGGTGCGGATCGAGGGCTGGGAGAAATGCGGGGTGCGGCAGATGCTCCCCATCTATGGCCGGCAGCGTGTATATACGAGGACAACCTGACCCGTCCACCTCCTGTCCGGAAGTTGTCCATGGCCGGAAAACGCAGTCAGCACAAGGGCTTTCTGTAATTTCGTGGACAACTGGACAGAAAAAACTATAAAAGACAAAAATATGGAGTTTTATATGATAGAACCCGTCCTGCGAATGCGCGTATTTCGCGCGTAAGGGATTTTTTCGTCCACTTGTCCGCAGAAGCGGAAAAAACGCAGTGATTACAAAGGTTTTTGCTGTGGACAGGCTTTGTGGACAAGGGATGGACGGGACAACGTTGAAAGGAGAAATCGGTAATGATCAGAAACGGAAGACCTTATACGAATGAGAACGGATTAATCGATGGGGCGCTGATCACGGATCGTGAGGATGATGTGATCACAGCGGTTGACGGATGGATCAGAAAGAATATCCGAGCCGGGAAGAAGATCCTACAGGGACACACAAGTTACGGGATGAAACACTTGCTGGAACGTGACACGGGTGTTTACCTCACAAACAACGAATTCAAGGACGCTATGCTGCTTGCCGGATATCGACCTGTGAATCCGAACGATCTGAACTGGAAGTACCGCATTGAGCTGACACGGGAAATCAATGACAATCCCAGCCCGTTCTTCCGCTGGGCGAGGAACTTCGAGGCGGATGCCACGCCATGCGGGGATTTTGTCCGGGATATGCTTTACGACTTCGAGTTCCCGGTCCTGGCAGAACATGATGTTATTGCACGGTACCTTGGCCGTATCGGTGCCTGCAGCGGAGCAGTGGAAGCATTCGAGATGTTATGGAGGGAATATGAGGGAACAGCAGATTGAGCAGAACCTGGCAAAAGCCGTGAAAGCGGCAGGCGGTATCGCACCGAAATTTACCTCTCCTGGATTTGCCGGGATGCCCGACCGCTTAGTGCTGATGCCGGGCGGACACATCGGCTTTGTGGAGGTAAAATCACCGGGAGAAAAACCGAGGCCCCTGCAGCTTTCCAGGCACAGGCTCCTTCGGCGGTTAGGTTTCCGGGTGTATGTACTGGATGATGAGAAACAGATTGGAGGGATCATTGATGAAATACAGTCCTCATGAGTATCAGAGATATGCCACGGAGTATATCGAGACACACCCTGTTGCGGCGGTGCTTTTGTCGATGGGGCTTGGCAAGACGAGCATTACCCTGACCGCTTTGAACGACCTGCTGTTTGATAGCTTTGAGATCCACAAAGCCATCGTGATTGCACCTCTCCGTGTGGCACGGGATACCTGGCCGGCAGAGATTGAGAAATGGGACCACCTGGGCAGCCTGATCTATTCCGTGGCTGTGGGAACAGAGGCGGAGCGGCTGGCGGCGCTGAGACGGCAGGCAGATATTTACATCATCAACCGGGAGAACGTGCAGTGGCTGGTGGAGGCAAGCGGCATCCCCTTTGATTACGACATGGTGGTGGTTGATGAGTTATCTTCTTTCAAGAATCACCAGTCCAAGCGGTTCCGTGCCATGATGAAGGTACGGCCGAAGGTGGGACGGATCGTGGGGCTGACCGGGACGCCCAGCAGCAACGGGCTGATGGACCTGTGGGCTGAGTTCAAGCTGCTGGACATGGGACAGCGGCTGGGGAGGTTCATCGGCCAGTACCGCACCCGGTTCTTCCTGCCGGACAAACGCAATGGGCAGGTGGTGTTTTCTTATAAGCCACTTCCTGGGGCAGAGGAACAGATCTACCGGCTGATCTCCGACATCACGATCTCCATGAAATCCACGGATTACCTGCGGATGCCACAGTTCATTTCCTCCGGCTATGAGGTGTATCTCTCTGAGGAGGAAGTGCAACGGTATGTTTCCTTCAAGCGGGATCTGCTGCTGCAGCTCCCGAACGGGGAAATAACCGCTGCCAATGCCGCAGCCCTCTCCGGGAAGCTCTCCCAGATGGCGAATGGTGCGGTATACACGGATAGCGGAGAGACCATCGCCATTCATGACCGGAAGCTGGATGCCCTGGAGGATATTATCGAGAGCATGGGAGGAAAGCCGCTCCTGGTGGCTTACTGGTTCCGGCACGATCTGGAACGGATCAGGTCGCGGCTCCATAAGCTGAAGATCCCGTTTTCCAGGCTGGATTCTTCGGAAAGTATCCGCAGATGGAATGCAGGGGAACTTCCGGTGGCCCTGATCCACCCGGCATCGGCGGGACATGGGCTGAACCTTCAAAGCGGGGGTTCCACCCTTGTGTGGTTTGGACTGACCTGGTCTTTGGAACTGTACCAGCAGACCAACGCCCGCCTCTGGCGGCAGGGACAGCAGTCCAATACCGTAGTGGTGCAGCATATCATCACGAAAGGCACGATTGACGAGCGGATCATGAAAGCCCTGTCGGAAAAGGACACCACACAGGCTGCGTTGATCGAAGCCGTGAAAGCTGATTTGAAAATCTGAGCCAAGCCATGAAAACAAGAGCCAATCAAAGACAATCTGTGAAAATCCGGGGGAAATAAAAAATCTTTGATTGGAGGTACCGGGTATGAGCATTATCTGGAAGTATCTTGATAAACGGTCGGCTGCTGTGGACGCGTTGAAGGATTACGGCAGCATGAAATTTATTATCGGCCACACGGATGACGAAATCAAAAGCGCCTATGAGAAAATGGAAGGCGTAAGCAGCCCGCAGCTTGACGGGATGCCCCACAGCCATAATCCGCAGGCTTCAGAGGAGAGGATCGTCAAGGGCATTGAGGAGATCGATGTTTTAAAGGAGCGTTACCGGCAGGCGGTAGAATACATGGCGTGGTTCGTTCCAGCCTGGGAAGAACTGACGGAGGATGAGCGGTATGTGCTGGAAGCGTTCTATGGTGAGGACAACCAGTACGGAAGTAATGCCGCTGACGATGTGGCGGACTATTTCCAGATTGAACGGGCTTCCGCATACCGCAGGAAGAACCGGGCGCTGGAGCGTTTGACCACCCTCCTGTTTGGAAAAGCCTGATGTCCACTTTGTGAGATGAAGTTCCCAATTGGACATGGTACGATAGTAACATCGAAAACTGCATAAAGACAGCCAGCCTCATGGGAGAAATCCTGTGGGGCTTTCTTTATGCCTGGAGGAGGTGAGCCGATGCCAAGGAAACCAAAGCGGCCGTGTTCCTACCCCGGCTGTCCCAAGCTGACGGATGGCAGGTTCTGTGAGGAACATCAGAAGCTGGAGAATCAACGGTACGAAAAGTACGACCGGGACCCGGCAGCCAAGCGCAGGTACGGACGGGCATGGAAACGCATCCGTGACCGGTACATGAATGCACACCCACTTTGTGATCGGTGCCAACGGGAAGGCAGGCTCGTAAAAGCGGAGCAGGTGCATCACATCAAGCCTCTGGCAGAGGGCGGTGATCACAGCGAAAATAATCTAATGTCCTTATGTTCTTCCTGTCATGCGAAAATTCATGCAGAACGTGGGGACCGCTGGCACAATCACTAAAGGCCCCAGGGGCGGTCAAAATCTCTACGGCTCTGCCCCGTGGGAACGGGCGCGGGGTCGCGCGTGTGAAAAAGGCGAAATCAAAAGGGTAATTAAGGGCGGCCTGCTGCGGCTGCTTATTTTTTCGAGGAAAGGGGTGAGAAAATGCCGACAAAATCCAATAACACAGGCGGGCGCGGCGGTGCGAGACCCGGTGCGGGAAGGAAGAAATCCGCTGTCAGGGAGAAAGCCGAGAACGGCAATCCGGGCGGACGCAGACTGGAAGTGCTGGACATTCCCGAAGTCGAGGGTGTCGATATGCCAAAGCCCCATGAGTTTTTATCCGCTGAGCAGCGTGACGGGAGTACGCTCCAGGCGGAGGAGATATACACGGAGACCTGGGAGTGGTTAAAGAAGGTGGGCTGTGCGGCGAAGGTGTCTCCCCAGCTTTTGGAGCGGTACGCCATGTGCAGTGCCCGCTGGATTCAGTGCGAGGAGATGACTAACCGCATGGGCTTCCTCTCCAAGCACCCAACCACCCAAAAGCCGATCCCGTCCCCGTTCATCAATATCGGCATCAATTACATGAACCAGGCGGTGCGGCTCTGGAACGAGATCTTCCAGATTGTGAAAGAAAACTGCAGCACAGATTACGGGGAGATTTCTCCCCAGGACGATCTGATGGAGCGATTGCTCCGGGCAAGGAAGGGGTGAAATCATGTTTGAAAAAGTAAATCCGTACCACCCGGATAAGGTGGCGGACCGTATCGCCGGCGCTCTGGTGGATGCGGCGTACAGGAAAGAAGAAAATCCCAGAATCGCTGTGGAGGTTTTGCTCGGTCACGGCGTCTGCCACATCATCGCGGAGAGTTCCGTACACATTTCGCTGGGTGATGTGGATACCATTGTGAAGCGCATCAGCGGGAATCTGCACACGGATTATGTGGAAGTGCCGCAGGACGGTCACCTCGCCGATAACCAGGCAGAAGGAATCCGCTGCGGCGACAACGGTATCTTTAAGGGGATGCCGGTCACGGAGGAGCAGAAAACCCTCTGCGAGATCGCAAAAAGTGTGTTTCACACTTACCCTTCGGATGGGAAGTACATCATTGACGAGGCAAGGCTGATTCTCTGTCAGAGCAATGCGCCCACAGCGGAACTGAAAAAGCTGTATCCCAACGCCGAGGTCAATCCCTTGGGTGACTGGACAGGCGGTACGGATGTGGATTCCGGCGCGACCAACCGAAAGCTGGGCAGCGACATGGCCGATTCGGTGACGGGCGGCGGCATTCACGGCAAAGACCTGTCCAAAGCGGATGTGTCTGTCAATATCTACGCATGGCTGAAGGCGCAGGAAACGGGAAAGCCGGTAGAACTGTGCTGCGCCATCGGGGACGATACAGTGGACGGTGTTCCCTACGCTGAAATCGTGGAGACTGCCCGGAGATACATCCAGGGCCTTGGCGGATTTGAGAAATTTGCAGAATGGGGGCTGGTGCGATGAAGACAACGACCGAAATGCAGCTTGTGCCAATCGCCAAGCTGGTACCCTATGTGAACAACGCCCGCACCCACTCCCCGGAGCAGATCACGAAGCTCCGCTCGTCCCTTCGGGAGTTCGGATTTATCAATCCCGTCATCATCGACCGGGCTTTTAATGTGATTGCCGGACACGGCAGAATCCTGGCGGCAAAGGAGGAAGGCATCACTGAGGTTCCCTGTGTGTTTGCCGACCACCTCAGTGAAGCTCAGAAGAAAGCCTATATCATTGCGGACAACCGCATGGCGATGGACGCCGGATGGGATGAGGAACTTCTGCGGGTGGAGATTGAGTCTTTGCAGGGCATGGACTTTGATCCTCTGCTCACGGGCTTTGACGAAAAAGAACTGGCCGACCTGTTTGGCGCGGATGATGAAGCACGGGAGGATGGATTCGATGTGGAGGCGGAACTGGAGAAGCCGTGCTTTTCCAGAATAGGAGACATCTGGCGGCTTGGAAGGCATACCGTCATCTGCGGGGACTCCACAGACCCGGATACGTTCCAGACACTTCTTGGAGATACAAAGGTCAACCTGGTCTGCACGGACGCTCCGTATTTTGTCAGGCTGGAAAGTCAGTCTGGGCGGATTGCAAACGATGATCTGGAAGATGCCCAGGCATATGAGTTCCTCATGAAAGCATTTACAAACTTTAAGGAGGCTATGGCCATTGATGCATCCATTTATGAGTTTTATGCCACGATGAAGGCGCGTGTATTTTACGATGCCTTTGAGGATGCTGGGTTCAAGGTCGGCGCTGGACTCATTTGGAAGAAACCCAGGGCTCCGCTTATGCGGACGGACTGGAAGTTCAACATGGAGCCAATCATATTCGGATGGCGTAAGGACGGAAAGCACAAATGGTATGGAGACCAGAAACAAAAAGCCGTCTTTGAATTTGACGGGATCAAGAATTCAAAAGAGGACGGATATGGTCATCCTTCCAGTAAACCCGTTCCCCTCATTGCGTATCTGATACAGCAAAGCACACAGATAAACGGGATCGTACTGGACGGGTTTCTGGGTTCCGCATCCACGCTGATTGCCTGTGACCAGATTGGGCGGATTTGCTATGGGGTGGAACTGGAACCAAAGTTTGTGGATGTGGCAGTCAGACGGTATCTGAACCTGCACAACGAGGTGACGGACGATATAGTACTTCTCCGTGAGGGGAAGGAATACACCTACGAACAGGTTCTTGATATGGCGGAGGTGATTGCAGATGAGTAATGTTAAATATCGGTTTTCTAAAGATGGCCGTGTGGCTTATGGGGAATTGCCAAGTGGTCACATTTTTGTGATAGATGCCGATATGGTCAAAAAGATTTGTACAGTTAAATTTTACCTGGGCAGCAAAGGGAACGGCAGTCAATACTATGTGATTGACCATAAGGGACGAACCCTCCATGATTACCTGTTTGAACACAGGCCGGGTTATGAAATAGACCATATAAATCTGGACACATTTGACAATCGCAGGTGCAATATCCGTTATTGTACACATCAGCAGAACCAGATGAACCAGCCACTACAGAAAAATAATACTTCCGGTGTCAGTGGTGTGAGTTATTATCCGCCAAGACGCAAATTCCGTGCAAGGATAAAAATCTGCCAGCAAGAGATACACCTTGGCTATTTTGATACCTTTGAAGACGCAGTAAAAGCACGGAATATCGGAATGCTTTGTATGTTTGGACAGTATGGGAGATACAACGATACTGGAAAAGTGCCGGATTGGATTGAAAGAAAAGTCGTTGGAAAATGCGCACGTTTTGTGGAACTCTCGCAGAACAGCGCATTTTTTGATTTCTGGGATGGGGGTGCTGTCAATGGCTCATAACAAACTGACTCTCGGCAGCCTCTTTGATGGCTCCGGTGGTTTCCCGTTAGGCGGCTTGCTTTCCGGTATTACTCCGGTGTGGGCATCAGAGATTGAACCATTCCCCATCCGGGTGACCACAAAGCGGCTGCCGTTTATGAAGCATTACGGCGATGTTTCCCGGATGGATGGTGGGAAGATCGAGCCAGTAGATATCATCACCTTCGGCTCTCCCTGCCAGGATATGAGCATTGCCGGGAAAAGAGCCGGGCTTGACGGCTCACGAAGTAACCTCTTTTATGAGGCCATACGAATTGTAAAAGAAATGAGGTGTGCAACCGATGGAAAATATCCGAGGTATATCGTCTGGGAGAACGTCCCCGGCGCATTCAGCTCCAACAAGGGTGCGGACTTCCAGTCCGTCCTCGAAGAAATCTGCTCGGTCAAAGGATACGAAATTCATACTCCTCGACCTGAGAGATGGGCAAACGCCGGGGAAATCGTGGCAGACGATTTCAGTCTCGCATGGCGGGTATTTGATGCGCAGTACTGGGGAGTCCCCCAGCGCAGAAAACGCATCTACCTTGTCGCGGATTTTGCAGGTGGGAGTGCCGGAAAAATACTATTTGAGTCCGAAGGCGTGTCTGGGTATACTCCGCAGGGCTTCCGCCCGTGGCAAGGAACTGCCGGAACTTTTGAGGAAGGCGCTGGAGCATCAGGCTGCGTCTGCCTAAACGACCAGGGCGGCAGCCGCATGGATGTGACGGAGGACGTTGTGGCAACGCTCCGTGCGGAAAACCACGGGCATCCTCCATGTGTGATGGGGGCAGCCGGTTTCTGTACAGAGCATTCCGCACAGGCCAGGGGCATCGGGTATGAGAAAGAAACCTCGCCCACCCTCCGTGCCGGTACGGTGCCGGCGGCGGTTTATGAAAACCATAGCCAGGACACCAGATACACCGGTCCGTTGGAGACAGCCCCTACGGTCATGTCTACCTATGGCACAGGTGGAAACAACCAGCCCTTTGTGGTGGAGACACCCAAGACGCTAAAGATCCGCTCTGGCTGTGAGGGTGGCGGTAAAGGTGCGCTGATCCAGGATAATAAATCTGCCACTCTGGGCTGCAACAATGACCAGGCGCTGTTTGTGCCGTTTGTGAAAGGCACTCGCCCCCACACTCCTGATGAGGGGCAGCAGTGGAAAGCATCTGATGTGGCGAATACGCTGAACACCCATGATATAGGCGAGGCCCACTGCAATGAACTGGCAGTCAGAGTTTACGGCATCTGCTCCAAGGACAGCAACGCTATGAAATCCGAGAATCCCAAGAGTGGCTTCTACGAAGCGTCAACTTCCAGATGCCTGGATGCGAACGGCGGAAATCCCACCTGCAACCAGGGCGGCATGGCTGTTGTGGCTGTACAGGGTTCAATGATCGGCCGGGCAGATAAGAATGGTCCCCAGGGCGGCGGCGTGAATGAGGATGTGTCTTTTACGCTGGATGCTGCTGACCGCCATGCGGTGGCTTACTGCATGACCACCGGCTCTTACACTCAAACATTGGAAGAACAATCTCCAACCTTGATGGCAAGGGATTATAAAGACCCGCCTGTGGTGAATGAGACTGAGCCGGAGTATATCGTCCGCAGACTGACGCCTACCGAGTGCGCCAGACTGCAAGGATTCCCGGACTGGTGGTGCGCCGGGCTTGGGACAGACGAGCCGACCGAGGATGAGATCGAGTTCTGGACAGAGGTGTTTGAG